AATAGAGGAAAGAATATGTTAGCCAAGGCTGATTTAAATGCTGCTACTAATGGTAGAAAGCTAACAGAGAAACAAGAGAACTTCCTAAGATTGTATTGGGAAAGTAATTGTCTTGGTAATCCTCGTAGTCTAGCTATTGCTGCTGGGTATGCTGAAGGTAATGGTGCTTATGTAGCCATTAGAGCTCTTAAAGATGAGATGTTAGAACTAACAGAAATCTTTCTGGTACAGAATGCTCCTAAAGCTGCTGGTACAATAGTAGAAGTGTTAAACACAGATGAGCCTATTCCTGGTATTAAGGATAGGTTGGATGCAGCTAAAACTCTCCTAGATAGGGTGGGGCTTGGTAAGAAAGATAAGACCACCGTAGATGTAAATGTCTCTGGTGGTGTGTTTCTCATTCCTACTAAAGATATAGCAGCTCCAATAGACGCTGAGTTTATTAAAGTAAATGATGACGAATATGTGTGAATGTAATTGTTGTAAGAAGTATGGTCCAGGTTTAGTAGATATGAATTCTGCTAGGAAACAGCCAGAACCAGTTTCTTCTTGGCCTGAGCATCAGAAGAGAGCTATGGAAGATTGGGCTAAACAAGTGATTGCTAGCACTAGGAAAATAACAAAGGAAGAATAATATGAGTCATGTAGCATTTGGATATGACACCCACGGTGAAGAGATTGAAGATGAGCTGGATGCATTGTTTCAAGCAATTGAATACGTTCTTGACGAGAGCATGTCTCTTAGAGAAGCAGCTGATTATATTTCATTCAAAACTAAAAGAAGCATCTCCCACGCTGGTTTCAAAAAGCGTATGGAAAAAGAATTAGAGAAGGCAAATGGCAGAGAAGAGCAAGAGTCAATTACAGAGGGAAGCTCGATTAGCTAAAAGCCTAGCTGAAAGCAAGAGAGTTGCTGAAGGCAAGAAGAAACGTAGAGCTGAGAAGACAGCAAGAGACAAACTCAAGTACGATAGGAAATATCAGAAGGGTGCTTACAAAGAAGAACGTAAGGAAGTCTTAGCTAAAAAGAAAGAACAAGATAAGATAGAGAAGAAAGCTTCTGTTGGTGTAAAGAGTAAGCTCGGTACAGTGATGACTACAGAAGAAGTGGAAGAGCTAAAGCCAGAGACACAAGAGTTTGTAGATGATAATGTTATCTTTAAACCTAACTCTGGTCCTCAGACAGACTTCCTAGCCGCACCTGAACGAGATGTTCTTTATGGTGGTCAGGCTGGTGGTGGTAAGAGTTATAGTCTCATCATAGACCCTCTACGATACGCACATAGACCTAAGCACAGAGCACTCATTATGCGTAAGACTCTGAATGAATTAGGTGAACTAATTGATAATACTAGGGAACTCTACCCTAGAGCATTTCCTGGTGCTAAATACCAAGAAGCAAAGAAGACTTGGATTTTCCCATCTGGTGCTAAAATCATATTCGGGTACTTGGAGAAGGATAGCGATGTCTATCAGTATCAAGGAAGAGCCTTCTCGTGGATTGGTTTCGATGAAATCACCCACCTACCCACGGAATTTGCATGGAACTATCTAGCCTCTCGGTTGAGAACAACTGACCCAGAGATAGAAGTGTATATGCGAGCAACGACTAACCCTGGTGGTGTGGGTCATGCTTGGGTTAAGAAGAGATATATAGACCCTGTTCCTCCTAATACAGCTTTTCCTTATGCTAAGAACAAGCAGACAGGGGAAAACCTATTAAGGAAGTTCATTCCTGCTAAGCTTATAGATAACCCCTATCTGTTTAAAGATGGTGACTATCAGACAATGCTAGAGACTCTCCCTGAAGTGGAGAGAAGAAGACTACTAGATGGTGATTGGAATATTAATGAAGGTGTAGCCTTTCCTGAGTTCATCAGAGAGATGCACACTATTGACCCATTTGATATTCCTGCTGGTTGGTTCCGATTTAAAGGAGCTGACTACGGATACACCTCTCCATCTGCTGTTCTCTGGTTCGCTGTAGACCCAGATGATAACACTATTGTCTGCTACCGTGAACTGTATGCAAAAGGTCTCACTGGTGAAGCACTAGCTGAGCAGATTGCTACAATGGAGATGAGTGAGATAAGCAATGTTCCGGGAGTGCTAGACACGGCTGCTTGGAACAGGACGGGCTACACTGGCCCGACCATTGGACAGATATTAAACAGTCCTCAATATAATTGCTCATTCCGTCCTTCAGATAAAAATCGGATAGCAGGTAAGATACAAATACATGAACGACTGAAGCTAGCACAGAATGGTCGTCCTAAGATTCAATTCTTTAAGACATGCAAGAACATAGTTAGAGAGATGGAAAGTCTTCCTCTCTCACAGACTAACAGCGAAGATGTGGATACACATCAATCAGACCACGCATATGATGCATTACGTTATGCTCTTATGTCTAGACCGCGTATGAACACACCAGCAGAACTGCTTGGTATGATTAGACAAGAGAAAACTTGGCAAGCATCAGATGATGTATTTGGCTACTAACTTATAGGTATATACTTTGGATTACGACATTAATCAAAACCCTAACCCATTCAGAAATGCCGATGAGCCTTTCGCTGAACCTTACAAAGAAGAAGAAGGTGAAGAGATTGTATCTGTAAAGGTTAAGAGTGAACTAGTAGGTGATATTGAAGGTAAGTTTCATCAAGCTAAGTCTGCTCGTGACCAGCATGAGAATAGATGGCTAACTGCATACCAGAACTTCCGTGGTGTGTATGGTAAGAACGTACAGTTTAGAGACACAGAGAAAAGCCGTGTCTTTGTTAAAGTAACAAAAGCTAAAGTAACTGCAGCCTATGGTCAAATCGTTGACGTTCTATTTGGCGCAGGTAAATTTCCAATTTCAATTAGTAGCACAAAAGTACCAGAAGGTATTGCTGAGTATGCTCAAATACGCCAAGAGCCAGAAGAAGCCTCACCTGAAGTAGATGGTAATGACATCGGTTATTCAGGAGATGGTAAGACACTGGCTCCCGGAAGTACAGGCGAAGAGTTCTCCTTTCTTGGTGAACTAGAAGAGAAATATACTAACCCTGCTGGGGATATGCTTTTTGCAGAAGGTTTTAAAGACCCAGCAGCTCCTACAATTAAACCTGCAGAAGAAGCAGCAGCTCTGATGGAAAAGCTTATTCACGACCAGATTGATGAGAGCGAAGGCTCTATTCATATCCGTGATGCAATCTTCGAGTGTGTTCTTCTTGGTACAGGTTGTATCAAAGGCCCATTCAATTATAACAAAACCCTAAATCGTTGGGTGGAGGAGACAGATGAAGAAGGTGAAACAAGCCGAGTGTATAAACCAGACACTACTACTGTACCTCGCATCGAGTACACTAGCGTTTGGAATCTTTACCCTGACCCTAACGCTACTGCTACTTCTGACGCCGAATGGATAATTGAACGTCATAAACTAAACAAGATGCAGCTTCGCAATCTGAAAGACCGTCCTTTCTTCAATAAGGCACAGATTGACCTAGCTATCTCTCTTGGTACTAATTACGTAAGCGAAGACTTTGAACTAAGCATTAACGCTGATAACTCAAGCACCACTAGTGTAACAGACCGTTACGAAGTGCTAGAGTATTGGGGTATTGTTAATAAGAGCTTTGCTGAGGAAGCAGGACTTGAATTAGAAGTAGAGGTAGACTCTGAAGATATTCAAGTAAATGTATGGTTGTGTAATGGTGAAATCATTCGCATCGTACTTAATCCTTTCCAACCATATCGTATTCCTTATCATGTCTTCCCTTATGAAAAGAATCCTTACTCCATCTTTGGTGTAGGTGTTCCTGAGAATATGGAAGACTCACAAGCTGTAATGAATGGTCATGCTCGCATGGCTATTGATAATCTGGCACTATCGGGCTCTACAATCTTTGATATAGACGAGAGCGCGTTAGTTGCTGGACAGAACATGGAAATATATCCCGGTAAAATCTTCAAGCGTCAAGCTGGAATGCCGGGACAGGCTGTACACGGGATTAAGTTCCCTAACACAACCACTGAGAACATGCAGATGTTCGATAAGTTTAGGCAACTAGCCGATGAAACTACAGGACTCCCAAGCTATTCACATGGACAAACAGGTATACAATCAACAACTCGTACTGCTGCTGGTATGTCTATGCTCATGGGTGCTGCCTCTCTTAATATTAAAACTGTTATTCGAGGTATGGACGACTTAGTATTCCACCCACTAGGAGTAGACTTCTACAACTGGAACTTCCAGTTCTATGAAGGAGACCTACCTATTCGTGGTGACCTAGAAGTTAAGGCAAATGGTACTAGTTCTCTGATGCAGAAAGAAGTTAAGGCACAGCGACTAACACAACTACTACAAACAGCAGCTAACCCAGCTATTGCTCCATTCGTTAAGCTACCTAATGTAGTGAAAGAGATTGTGAAGACAATGGACCTTCCTGCAGAAGAGTTTGTATCCACACCTGATGAAGCTAGAATCTATGCTGAAATTATTGGTATGCAACAAGCTATGCAGCAAGGTGTACCTCCTGAGCAAATCCCAGGAACACCTGCTGGAGAAGCTCCACCACCTGAACAACCCGGAGCCCAAGGCTTCTCAGGAACACCACGAGGAGAAGCTAGTGGACAACCCGTATAAGTATCTTAAGCTAATGGCTGATGGCACTCCAACTGGGAATGCTTGGGCTGAGTATATTCAATATTGTAGAGAGAAGTTAGTTAGGCAAATGGCAGCAGCAGATGAAAAGACCCTGCTACGACTACAAGGTAAACTACAACTATTTAACGAAATGGAAACACTTCCAATCACTATTAAGAGGAACACTGAGAATGGCTAAAGGTATGATGGACATGGAAGAATATCCAGACGCAGCAGCTCCTGATGAAGTTGGGTTAGACCAAGGACAGGGAGAAGACAATGAAGCAGCTATTCAACTAGCTATTGAAACAGTTCCTGGACTTTCAGACCTAATTGAACAGCTATTGTCCGCTGCAGCCCCTCCTGCTGAGTCTCCTGAAGATACAGTGAAGGCTAATCTACAACCCGGAGAGTTCGTCATTCCAGAAGAAGTGGTGCGTGAGAAAGGCATTGGCTTCTTCAATAAGATGATTGAGAACAAAGAAGGGAGTCAATCTGGTGGTAAGCCTGTAAAGGGTGGAACAGAGATGGCTTTCTCTAGTGGTGGTTATGTAGGTGATGATGGTGCCTACGCTTCTGGCTTCATGCCTGCTATGCATAAGGACAGTGGTGAGAACTATGCAGATGGTGGAGAAGTCGGAGAGCAGTATATGAAAGGTCCAGCAGGCGGAAGCCTTTGGGACCGACTCACATCTGGCTTCCTTGGTGAAAAGAAAGAATCAGAAACTGCAGCAGCTATTGCACCAGAACAAGAATCAGAATTAGTACAACGTGCTCGTGATATGATGGAAGCCTTCCCTGAGAAGCAATATTATGCAGACGAGTATGAACGCCTTAAGAAAGAAGGATGGTAAGAAACAACGTAACAAAGAATCTGTCGAAGCAGCCCCTATATGGATACCTGCCTAGACCTTAAACTGGAAGTGCTACCCTATTTATAGACCACTTCTTTTAACGCCGTAAGGCACACACTCTAAGCTACCTTTCTACATTAGTAGTAAGCCCAAGGAGATACAATGACCAAAGCAGCAAATCCTTATAACTCAAAACAATCTACTCTAACCAATGAAGAAGTTCCTCGTGGAATTCTCAGTGCAGACGACGGATTAGCTCCACCTCGACAACCAGAGGTTAAAGAAGAAGCTAAGCCATCAGCCGTAGTAGTCGAATCGACTGAATCTACACCAGCAGTGCCTGACGTACCAGTGGAAACTCCTGTAGAGCAGTTTAAGAAAGTTGATTATAAGAAAAGGTATGATGACCTAAAGAAGCATTACGACAATAAGCTCACTGAATTTAAAACAAAAGAGCAAAAACTTACTGATGCGATTAAGGACGGACGCCCAGCATACAGCCCCCCTCGAACCCCAGAAGAACTGGCTACTTACAAGGAGAGCGACCCAGATGGTTATGCGACCATCGAAGCTATTGCAGATTTGCGGTCACAAGAGCAAATCAAAGATATGCAAGAGCAGCTATCAGCATTAACACAACGAGAGAAGAACCTTGCAAAGAAAGAGGCGTTCTCTAAGCTATCTGTACTACAACCTGACTTTGAAGAGATTAAGGGTTTGGAGACATTCCATGAATGGGTTCCTAAACAACCTCAAGATATTCAAGATTGGCTGTACAATAGCTTTAATGCAGACCTAGCTTCACGAGCAATTGATTTGTTCAAACAAGACGTTGGATGGAAAGCTGAAAAGATTAAGGCAGTGAAGAAGCCTAAACCTAAGAAGCCATCTGCTGCTGATGCAGTAAGCGTCTCAACAACTTCTGAACCTGACGCTAAAACAGCTAAGATTTGGAAGACATCAGAAATTAACCATATTGCCAACCATTCACCTGACCAAGCTGAGAAGCTAATAGATGTATGGGACAAAGCATTTGTCGAAGGCCGTATTGTTAAGGGCTAAACTTAAAACTAAACTAAAAGGTAAATAAACATGGCATCATTTGAAGGCGGTTCAACCGTCAACTTCGGCTCCGCTGTAACAGGCCAAGCCAACCAGTTCTGGGTTCCAGAGATTTTCTCTGCTAAAGCTCAGGTTGCATTCCGCAAATCTTCTGTCGCAGAAGCTATTTGTAACACTGACTATATGGGCGAGATTGCTTCTTATGGCGATACAGTAAATATCGTTAAAGAACCACAAATCGTTACATATGCCTACACTCGTGGTCTGGCACCTACTAACACTCCACTGACTGACGAAGAACTCACTCTGGTAATTGACCAAGCGCAAGCATGGGAATTCAAGATTGACGACCTCGAAACTCGTTTTGGTAATGTTAACTGGCAAGCTCTTGCTGCTGATAACGCAGGTTATAAGCTTAAAGACGCTATGGACGTTGACGTTCTTACCCAAATGGCTGCAGCTACAGGTGTACAAACCTATGGTAGTGCCACTGACGTTCTTGATGTAGGTCATGCGTCTGGTGAGATTGACCCTCTAAACGTCCTATCACGTCAAGCTCGTCTTCTAGATGACCAGAACGTGCCGGAAGAGAATCGTTGGGTGATTGCATCTCCTGCGTTCTATGAGCAGCTAGCAGACACCAGCTCTAAGTTGCTGTCTATGGACTACAACAACGGTGAAGGTAGCCTGCGTAATGGTCTGGTAGCATCTGGTCAACTTCGTGGATTCAAACTCTACAAGTCGAACAACACTCCTACTTGGACTGGTACTGGTACTTCTAGTGGTCTGTCTGGTAGTTACGTTATGGCTGGTCATATGAGCTCAACCTCATGTGCCTCTGCTTTCGATAAGACTGAGAGCTTCCGTGACCCATCTACCTTCGGCGACATCGTTCGTGGTATGGCTGTATGGGGTCGTAAGGTTCTTCGTCCAGAAGCAATCGTTAAGGCTTACGTTAACATCGACTAATAGCAATTTTGCTTAGCTAACACGGGGAGGTAGCGCCTCCCTCCTTATTTAATAAACTAGAGGATAGTACAATCGCTACAACTTACCTAGAACTTGTAAATGAAATGTTGTATGAGATTAACGAGGTTCCGCTGACAGCAGCTAACTTCGCATCCTCTACAAATATTCAGCGGTTTGTCCGTGCAGCAGTAAACAGAGCTTATAACGATATTCACGACGAAGAACACAAGTGGCCTTGGATGGCTGCTGGTGAAGCTTCGGAAGAATATCTAGGCAATGCTTACATTGAGACTGTAGTAGGACAACGCTGGTATGACCTTAAACCAACAGCTACCACAATTGATGACCAATACGCACATATTGATTGGGATAGCTTTACTCTTACAGAAGAGGGTGTGGCTACTAAAGAAGCACCTTATGTAGTAAAGAGTATGAAAGAGATTAGCGTGACAGATTGGAAACGTAGATACTCTGCATATGAGAATAGAGATAAGAGTGATACACAAACATACGGTGTTCCTGTACGTGTAATGCGTTACAGTAATCAGGTACAGTTTGGTATTAGTCCTATTCCTGATGAAGTGTATCGTATCTATTACTTTGCATGGGAACAGCTCACTCCATTAGATTTAGCTACGGATGAGATTGTTATGCCGTCTCAGTATAAGCCTGTACTAATGGCTAGGATTCGTTACTACGTGCATCAATTCAAAAAGAATATAGATGAGAGTCGTTCTGCAGGAGCTGACTATAAGAAGGGATTAAAGAGAATGAGAGATGCTCTTATGCCAATGGATGCTTATATGACTACAGATAGTCTGGGTAGATTCTAAGTGTCACAAGAACAAACACATGTAATTAAGTCTGCCGGAGGCTTAGATACCACTGCTAGCACAATAGAGATGTTTGACACTCCAGGTGCAGCCACCCGTCTTATTAATATGGAAGTAAGTCGTAATGGTGGATATAAGCGTATTAGTGGCTATTCTAAGTTTGGTTCAACAACTCCAACAGGAGCTACAGCACCTATTCTCGGC